GCGTTGTCGGTGATGAGTACACCGAATCAGACGCGGGAAGCATTTTACGAATTCTTGCTGCCAATCGAAACAAGCCGGTGACGATGCGAATCAACTCCGGAGGCGGGTTGGCGTTTGATGGGCTCGCCATCTACAACGCTCTGGCCGATCATAAAGGACCGACCACGGCAATCATTGAAAGCCTTGCTGCATCGGCAGCCAGTCTCGCGGCAATCGGAGCCGACAAGGTAAAGATGTACAGCAACGCGACGTATATGATTCACGAAGGTATCGGTTTTGCTTACGGCCACATTGCTGAAATCAAAGAAACGCTAGAATGGCTGGAGTCATTTAACGCCGCAGCCATCATGACTTACTCTAAACGGACTGGAAAGCCAGAGAAGGAGATTGCAGCAGCGTTGCTCGGCGCGAATGGCGACGGCACAAAGTACAACGCGACACAGGCTCTGGAAATGGGATTCGTGGACGAGATCATCACGGCCGGCAGCGGCAAAAAGTCGAAGGCAAAAAACGAAACGGCAGTCGTGCAGGCCATGCTCAACTACCGAATCGCGAAATCGGGATTGACAAACCGCCGCTAAGCTGTTTACTGTTCACACATCAAGCCGTGATAGCGTCAAGCGATGCGAGTCCGGCACTGCGATCTGAAGTGATAAGTTTCACGCCAGTCGTTTGCAGTTTTTCGATTTACGAAACACTGCCAGCGGTTGGCGTTTTTCGTTGACCCTGGCGAAACAGGAATCAACGAAATGACACTCAAGGAATTGCAAGCAAAGCGTCAATCCCTGCTGGATGACGCTCAGAAGATCATCGACGCTGCTGGCGATCAGATGATGTCCGACGAAGACGCAGTGAAAGTGAAGGCTTCAATGGATGAAGTCGACACCGTCTCAGCGTCAATCGACGACCTCGCCAAAAAGGCAAATGAGCAGACTGAGTTGCGAAACAAACTGCACGCTGCCAAAAGCAAGCCGGATAACCCAACGATCCGAGCAATGTTCAATCAGTTCGGTGGAACAATGGCACCTTCGCTGCCGCATGTCGGCAACGGCATTTCTCAGCTTCCGCGCAATGTAAAGCGCTCGGCCGTAAAGAACTTCAAAGGCGAAGTTGATGGCATGGAAGCTCAGGTCCGAGCGTACCGATTCGGCATGTGGGCCATGGCCACTCTGTCGCAGCAGTCAGGCGGCCGGTTCCGCAATCAGCAGGCCGTGAACTACTGCCTCGAAAACGGGCTGATCACCAACGCAGCGCACGGCGAAGGCGGATCCGATGCCACCGGTTCACACATTTTCGTGCCAGACGAATTCGGAACTGACCTGATTCTGTTGCGTGAACAGTACGGTGTTGCTCGCCGACTGCTTAACATCGTTCCGATGTCCTCGGACACGAAGACCGAGCCTCGCCAGTTGTCAGGACTGACCGCGTACTTCGTTGGCGAAAATTCAGCCGGCACCGAATCGACAATGAGCTTTGACGATGTCACCTTGGTGGCTCGCAAGCTGATGGTTCTCGCTCGCCTGTCGAACGAACTGAATGCCGATGCTGCAATCAGCTTTGGCGACAAGCTAGTCGGTGAAATCGCCTACGCCTTTGCCAATAAGGAAGACGAGTGTGTGTTCAACGGCACCGGAACAAGCACTTACGGCCACATCACCGGCATCCGCACTCGGCTGGATGAACTGACGGCCGGAACGGCTCCTGGGCTCACTCTCGGAGCAGGTAACGCCTATGCTGAACTGACGCTCGCCAACTTCCAGAGCGTTGTGGGTTCGCTTCCGCAGTACGCAGACCGTCCGGGTGCTGGTTGGGTGTGTCACAAGACGTTCGCTCACACAGTCATGCAGCGGTTGGCATTGGCGGCCGGTGGCTCAACGGCAACGGAAATCATCAACGGCATCCCGACGCTGATGTTCCTTGGCTACCCAGTCACGATCAGCCAAGTGTTTCCATCTGTGGAAGCAAACAGTCAAATCCCCGTCATCTTCGGTGACTTGTCACTGGGAGCCATGTTTGGAAACCGTGGACAGGAAACAATCGCATTCTCGACAGAGGCAACCGTCGGCGGTGAATCCATGTGGGAACGGGATCAGATCGGCGTCCGCGGCACGGAGCGTTTCGACGCTGTTGTGCATGACTACGGCAGCAACTCTGTTGCCGGCCCGATTGTCGGATTGGAAATGGCTGGCAGCTAATTGGCTGCCAATGACTGACTGCGGAGGGCTCGGCGTGAGCTCTCCGCGTTTTTGAAAAAGAAGATCCCAAAGGGGAAACCATATGATTCGAGAACGATTGGTAAATGACTCGTTGCTGATCTCTCCACGATCGCAAACAAACACACAAACGAACACTGCGAACCTCGACACGAAGGGGGCAAGCTATGCCACAATTCGAGTCGCTTTTGCCAGTGAGTTGAACACAAACGCCGTTGGCCCAACGCTAGTTTTGTCGCACTCAGACGACACAGTCGTGACTAACTTTGCGACCCTTGACACGCAGACAGGCGTGGACCTGACTGCCGCGCGTGAGGTGCATTACGGCGTGGACCTGCGAGGCAAAAAGCGATACCTGCGACTTGCCGTAACCACCGCAACGGCGACGAACGACAATGTCACGTTTGCCGCAGTGGCAACACTCAGCGACCTAGAGAATTCTCCGAACGGAACGACCAGTGTGGCTGACACGACAGTGTTTGTGTAATGAGCGGAAGCACGATCAATTACGAGGCTGTCTCACCTTGGATGCAAGGGAAAGCCTTTAACGTCTACACACAATTTGGTGAGGACGGATTGATCGCGTTTGCGCTTGATAAAATTGGACCGAAAAACCGTCACTGCTTTGAAATTGGAGCAGCTGACGGTCGGTTCTTTTCCAATACATTACGACTTCGCGAGCTTGGCTGGTATGCGGTGCTGATTGAGGCCGACCAGCGGCACTTCGACAGACTGCAGGCTGAATTTGGGCAGCAGTCAACGTGCATTTTCGGAACGTGCGGTGATCTGGATGACATGCTCATTCAAACCACAATCAACCGCACTCCTGATCTCGGAATTATCGACATTGACGGACAGGACTATTGGCTTTGGCACGACATGGTTGAAATCAGGCCGCGAGTCATGCTCGTGGAAATCAGCACGCAGGGCCGATCAATGCCAGTTCCTTTGCGTGGCGAGCCATACCCGGCACAGGCCGGACTCGAACAAATAACGCAGCTCGGGATGTCAAAGGGTTACACGCTCGTGGCAACGACTCACTGCAACGCTCTTTTTATTGAAAACACATGTCTCTAAAACTGAACATCGGCGCAGGCTCAACCGTCATCCCAGGATTCACTCCGATTGACCGCAAGTTTGGTTCGGAGGCGTTTCCGCTGCAGTACGCAGACAATTCCGTGGATGAGATCAGAGCCTCGCACATCCTCGAACACTTCAGTTTTGCGGACGCTCAAGAAGCCCTTAAGGAATGGACGCGAGTCCTGAAGCCCGGCGGACGGATCCGGCTGGCAGTCCCCGACATTGAGGCAAAAGAAAAGGCAGATCCGGACGAATGGCCGTTTATCATTATGGGCGGACAAACCGACAGTAATGACTTCCACAAGTCGGCATGGAATGAGACTCGCCTGCGGGCTCATATGGAGCACTTCGGGCTGGAAAGCGTCAAGCGATGGGAATCGCCAAACACAGACACGGCGGCTCATCCATGCTCACTGAATTTAGAGGGCGTGAAGCCAGCGGCAGCCGCCAAGAAAGCATTGACTGTAAAAGTCGGTGCGTATTTGACTCTTCCGCGTTACGAAGCGGTCGCAGCCAGAACGATCATTGAGCAAGCTTTGAAGCCACATAAGATTGACCTCACGACAACGCAAGGCGTGTTCTGGGGCCAGTGTATGCAACGCATGTTTCAAGACGCTGTCGACAAAAACATCGACTGGATTCTGTCACTGGATTCAGACAGCCTTTTTAATCAAAAGCATATTTCCGATTTGTTCGAGCTGTTTGCGGCGAATCCACAGATCGACGCTTTGGCAGCTTTGCAGTGTCGACGCGGCGGAAAGTATCCGCTGATGACGACTGGCACCGGCGTGCAGGATGAACACGTACAAGTCGACGGCCGGCCAATCAAAGCGACAACGGCTCATTTTGGACTCACGCTGATTCGTGTCAATTCATTGCGCGAGGTCAAGAAGCCATGGTTCTGGTCGCAGCATGATGAAAGCGGCAACTGGTCAGATAACAAGCTCGATGATGATATTTGGTTTTGGCATCAGTGGCGATTAGCCGGCAAAACGATTTACGTGGCTCCCTCAGTGTCGATCGGGCATCTTGAAGAAACAGTTGCGATGTTCGATTTAGACCTGCAGCCAAAACACATCTATGTGCATGAATGGCGAAAGGAAAATGGGCTGTGATTGTCTTACTAAAACCGTGGAACGGGCTGCCAGTCGGTTTCGTGAACACGGTGATCGGACGGGGGCCAGCGGCGGAACTGGTCAGACGCGGAATTGCTCGATGGTCAAACGAATTTGAAAACGAGGACGCGAAATGCACCCAAGCCCAACCTTCAAAACGACCACGGGGCCGACCATCGAGCCACTTACGCTCGACGAACTAAAAACACGTCTCCGCATCACAACGTGCCATTTCGACACGGAGCTGCAAGACCTACTGAAGTCCGCACGCACGACTCTGGAAAGTGAATGCTATCGACGGCTGATTACTCAGACGGTGGAAATGCACATTCAGGACTTCCCTGGCACTTATGGTGACATCGAGATTCGGCTGGCTCCAATCCAGTCCATCACGCATATCAAGTATTACGATCAAGACGACACGCTGACGACGTTTGACTCCGCAAAGTATTACACAGACCTGACGAGCGTGCCGCCTCGAATCGTGTTGAAGGAATCACAGAGTTGGCCAATTACGCAGGAAGAGCGGCCGAATAAAGTCGTGATCACGATGCAGGCTGGATACGGAACAACGGCAGCCAGTGTTCCTCCCGCGGCAAGACTGGCGATCGTGGAATATTGCCGAACGCATCGCGATGGCTGCGAGGGATCGAATGCACGTTACAAGGCGTTGGTTTCTGAACTGCAATGGACGGCGTTTCACAAGGTGTGGGCATGAAACACGACTGCCAAACACGCGACAAACTTGTTCGCATCGAAAAGCTGATCGGGCAAACGGCAGACGCGCACGGTCAGGTCGATCAGACAACTAATGCGAATTGGGGGCAACACTGCTCAGCCTGGTGTTCAGTGGTCAGTAAAGGCGGCCGGGAGTTTTGGAAGGTGCAGCAAACGAATGCAGATGTCTCGCATGTTTGGAAAGCGGACTGGTCGCCGGAATTGGCTGACGCATTACCTGCCATGCGGCTGATTCACGAGGGTAATACATACGAGATCCTGAGTGTGATTGACATTGATTTGAACCATACGGAAATCGAGATTCAGACGAAGCGAGCGGTGTGATGTCGGCAGTGTCGGGTTTTGAGGATTTGGACAGAGTGTTTCGCGAATTATCGAAAGGAATGGCAAACAGAATCGCGAGACCGGCACTCGGAAAGGCCGGGCGGTTGGCCGTAAAGAAGGTCAAGGCGACCATTCCAAGTCGCTACAAGGACATCAGGAAGTCAATCAAGTCGCGGTCGATCAAAACGAAATACAACGGCGGATTAGCCGGTAATAAAGTCGGAGCAGGCGTCAGTAGAAAACGAGAGACGAACCCTAAAGAGCGATCGGGCAAAAAAGGCGTTGGTATCGGAGCAAGGAACGTTCACTGGTGGTTCGTTGGGACTGGCCAGCGACGAACAAAGGCAGGCAAAAGAACTGGGCGAATGCCGAAGCAGGCTGTCGGAGTCAGTGAAGTCGTCGGAGCGGCAAAAGGCGAAATCGCAGCGATTTTAAAAACCAACATCGAAACAGGCATCGAGAAAGAAGCGGCAAGGCTGGCAAAGAAACGACTATGAAAAGCGGATTGGTATCACTTCTGACGGGCGAATCGACGGTGTCTGCAATTTGCAGCAGCCGGGTTTATGTCAATCGCGCCCCGCAGAATGCCATTTTTCCGCATGTGATCATCACGCAAATGAACAGCGAAGAAAACGGCACACTGGACGGCGGCAGCGGCCAACTGAGATTTCTGGACTTCGACATTGACTGCAAAGCAAAGTCGTCTGTGCAGGCAGAAAGCCTATCAAACGCCGTGCGAGTGTTTATCGATGATTACAGCGGGACGGCTGGCAGTTACACGATTGGGGCAGTTTTGCTGAATGATGAGTCTGACGATTACGAGCCGCCGCAAGACGGTTCAGACGTAGGTGTTTTTGTGGTTACTCTGGACGTGACAATCCAGTTCAACACTTAGTAGGAAGCCGAAACGATGGCCAAACTGAAAGTCAAGGGAACCGTTCTTTCGCAGGGCTCTGGCACGACATACACGCCAGTAGCTCAGATCCGCTCGTTCGGTGTCGACGGCATGGAAACGGAAACGTATGACTCTCGCACGCTTGATGGAACGGCGGGCGTTGAGTACGACCCGACAGGCTACGTCGAAGGCGGCTCAACAACGTTCGAGCTTCTGCATGATCCAGCTTTGGCGGGGCATCAGGCGATTCATGACCTCGTGACAACTGCCTGCCTCAACACGGACGGCAGTGCAAACAAGGTTAACTGGAAAATCATCTTCGCAAACACGTCGTCAACGGAAATGACGATGGTGTCGGCCGGTGTCGGATTTTCCATCACAGGCGAAGCATCTGACGGGCTTGCCGCCAGCGTCACGCTAAAGCACAGCGGTTGCCCTGTATTGCCTACCTGATGAGGTGACGACGTGAAGTGCAAAACGATCAGGGATATTGACGCGGATGTGAATTGCTTTCCGGCTTACATGTCAGAAAACGCTGCGGGAAAGAAAGTGATTCGTGCCGGGACAGTCATCTGCCGGGACGAATTCGCGTTGGCGGATTGCGTCACGCTCGTGCTGAACGGCTTGGCAGTTCCGGCGGATGAGGAATGCCGCAAGGCGTGCAATCGATCAGAGGCACAGATTGCGGCGGCTAAGGAAGCGATGGACCGGCTTTTGAGCGGCAAAGGCATGGTCGAAGATGATGAGGACGACGAATACGAGGAGGAAGACGAGTGACGCGGTCTGTTGTTTCAGCAGAAGAGTTTTTGACATCATCAGCACTGGAACGCCAAAAACTGGACGTTCCTGTTCCGGAGCTTGGAGAGGGGAAAGTGATCCCAGTTTGGGGCATGACACCTCGCGAGCGTACGGAATTTGATGACCGTCAATCGCGGCTTTCAAAGGTGCAACGTGCAAAGCAAAAGACAGAAATTCGTGAACGGATTTTAGTGGAATGTTGCCGCAATGATGATGGCGTGAAAATCTTCACCTTTGACCAGATCGCAGCACTCGGGCAACGTCGTGGAGATGTTGTTGAACGACTCGTAAACGTGGCTCTGGACTTGTCCGGATTTACTGGGCAGGACTTGGAGAAACTCACAAAAAACTCAGAAGAAGCCATCGAAGGCTAACGGCACTTCGGTTGGCTGAATTCGTCGAACACACAACAGACGTTGACGCAATGCTGGATCGAATGACGCACGCTCAGTTCGATGAGTGGTGCGCAAAAGATTTGATTGAGCCGATTGGCACCAGTGGAACGAACGAGATCCTGACACGACTAGCAATGATGATTGCAGGGTACCTCGGGCAGGAAGATGTGAAGCCGTCAGCGTTTGCGTGGTGGATGAAAAGCAAAAAGGACAAGCCTGTTGACGACGATGTTGCGATTGCGGCATTGGAGGCGATAGGAGCGAGGAAAACCTGATGGCGGTCATCGCTGGAGATCTCGTAACGCGGCTTGGAATCGATGGCCGTAAGTTTAAAAGCGGGCTTGATTCCGCACGAGGTGACGCACGCTCGTTTGTTGCTGACGTTGGCAAGATCGTTTCTGGGCTGGCAATTTACGACATCGGAAAGTCAATTGCGTCAAGTATTTTCGGAATGGCAAAAGCAACCGTGTCACTTGCTGCAGACGCTCAGGTGACGCGAGCTGAGTTTGGCGTGCTTCTCGGCGATGTCGACAAAGGCGTGGCTATGTTCTCGCAAATTGAAAAGTTTGCGGCAAGGACGTCTTTCAATATCGAATCAGCATCTGACGCAATGCGGTCATTGATGGCAGCAGGCGTAAAGGAAGGCGATCTTCTCGACACGATGCAATTGCTCGGCGACCTGTCGCTGGGCGATGCGAACAAGCTCGGGTTTCTGTCAAAAGCATATACCGACGTATTCAACAAAGGTCGGTTACAGGGGCAGGAACTAAAACAGTTCGCAGAAAATGGCGTAGGGCTTGTGCAGGCATTGTCGGTCACGCTCGGAAAGCCCGCGGCGGAGATCCTGAAGATGTCTGAGGACGGCAAAATCAGCTTTGCCCAAATGCAGGACGCATTGAAGTCATTAACGGCAGAAGGTGGTCGATTCTTTGGTGCTATGGAAGCAAAGAACAAAACGTTCTGGGGCCAGTGGGATTCGACGATTGAGGCGATCCAGTCGACTGGCAGGGCGCTTGGCGAAAAGGTGCTACCACGACTGACAGAAATAGTGGCTGAAACAAACAAGATGGTGCAAGCGTTCAATTCTCTTGGCGAAGACCGCTGGGCGTTTCTCGGCGAAGTGTTGGTTGCATCGTTCGACGTTGGCATGGAAACAATCAAGCTTCACTGGTCAGACATGCTGAACAGCATGATCGATCAGGTGAGTGAGATTGACTGGTCTGCATTGCTAAACCCGTTCGCTGGGGTGAATATCAACGATCTCAGGCCGGAGGGCAAGCCGCAGAACTTGGCAGACGCACAGGGGCGACTCAATGCCCTTATGGGCAAACTGGCAAATGCTGGTGCCCAAAATGACATGACGAAACCAGGCGCAGCGAATCCGGGGTTTAACCGGAAGTGGATGGATCGCGAAGTTCCGAGGACGACAGCAGAAGCGGCCACAAGCCTATTCGAAAAACTGCAGGGCAAGTTTGCCGGTGCAAAAATGGGTGCTCAGGGAATCGCAGACCGTGCAAAGATTCAAGCGGGAGCCCTCGGCGGAATGTTCGAGAACTGGTTCGGCTCGCCTGACTGGGAAAAGAACAAGCAAAAGCAAGAAGAGCCACGGCTTGCCGGAGCAATGCAAAAAGGATCTCAGGAGGCATTTTCCACGATCTTTGCGGCTATGTTGAATCGCGGGAAAGATCCCGTTGTGAAGGCCACAGAAAAAGGTGCGGCAGCCGTCGTTAAAGCCATCAAAACAAATAAGCCGCAAATGATATTGGCGATGGGGGCGGTAAATTCATGAGCGTAATTTTCAAAGAAGAAATCGGAAGCGGTCGCAAAGCAACCAACAGCAAGGGTATGCGGAGCTACTCGCGACAATTTCGGCTCGAAACCACATCGCGATCAGATGGACCTTATGCGGTTGGTAGCGACACAAACCTTCCGGCAATCGGCGCGACGCATCCAGAAGATTCTGGGGCATGGTGTACGACGCTGAGTGTGGAGAATACCGAAGACTGGAAAGGCTGGACGGTCACGGCGGAATACTCAAGTGAACGCGAGCTGTCAGAAACGCCAACATCCGACCCTGTATTTATCACATGGAATTCAGAGCAGTTCCAGCGACCGGCAATCGTAGACCAGACCGGCAACGCGATTGTCAATAGTGCTGGAGATCCGTTTGATCCTCCATACATGATGGACGATTCCCGGCGAGTCGTGACGGTAACGAAGAACCTGACGACGGTGCCAACATGGATTTTGACATATCAGGACGCGGTGAACTCAGACACATTCACGGTAGATGGTGTTTCAATCGCCGCAGGCAAAGCAAAGATGCAGGCCGTGACGGTCAGCGAGGTACAGACACGCAACGGAATAGCGTTTCGCACTGTGGTGTTTTCAATCCATCTTGAGAAAAATGGCTGGTTGCTGGAACCGCTGGATGCGGGCTTTCGAGAAAACATCGCTGGTGTAATCTCGAACATCAGGAACGACGGTGATGATGAGCTTCCAGCAGCACCAGTTCCGCTGAATGGATCGGGGGCTGTGCTTTCAAATCCTACACCAGCCACGGCCGTATATGGTTCGTTTACTGTGTACGAAACCAAGGCGTTCTCCTCTTTGCCACTGAGCTAAAAACATGGCTGATGAAATTAAAGTAAACCAGTCCGTTCGGCTACTCAAAGGTGCCCTAAAGCATGAGTTCACGCCGCCTCAAATCTTGATGACGATGACGGGGGCATTGGTTTACGATGTAACGCTGAGCGTGGGCACATCGGAAGAGACCGCTGGCCCCGCATTTGGAGATATCGGAACAGAGGGGTTGTGCGTCGTCTATAACCTTGACTCGGTCAATTATGTGCAGGTCGGCTTTGCCACCACCGTTTATGGCATGCGGCTGTACGGTGCAGGGACTCCGGCAACGTTTACTATCGAGCCCGGAGCAACATTATACCTGAAGGCCAACACGGCATCTTGCAACGTTCGCATCATCGTCTACGAGAAGTGATCAAATGTCAGATCCTGTAGTTGGATTCGACGCAAAAGGCGCAGAGCAATACAAAAAGATTGCTCGTGAGGTTATGCGTCGAATGATGAACCCCGCGCAGATGCGAGGGCGATGGCAGCAAAGAGAAGGCGGCGGCTCCGGCGGAGGCCATACAATCTGGTTCACAATCACAGATGTCCTTTGCCCTGATACCGACTACGTTTCCGAAACGACATTGGTAGCCACTGCAACGTACTACAACCAAAGCTGCACAGGCACGCCACCCGGAGCGGAGTACGGTGGAGAGTATCATGTGTACGACATCTGTAATTACCTTTACGGGTTGACTCCAGCGGATCTGGCCGGAACGACAGGGCGAGCCACGTACATGTACCCACTGACAGGCACATGCACGCCGAAGTGGGTGATTGACGATTTATGTGCCTCTCCGGTCTGTGGATAAACAATGCCCCCACGATACCTCCGCAAAGCATCGCCAACGCCACTGAAGCCATGTGCAGAATTCACGGTTGAAACTTGCGACACGGCTCCGGCTGATCAATGCTGCGGGGCGTTGCCCTGCAAACTATGCCTTGAGTGGGAAACCTACGATGACGGCATTGCTTACGGTTCAGCAGAATTCGCTGGATCTTCATGGACAGGAACAGTTGGCGGTCATTCGTTCGTGTCGTATTGGGAACGTGAAATCCTGCCAGACATTATCCCGCCAGTCAGTAGCAATTCAATCGGAATGCCGTTTGCCCTGATCGAAGCGGGCACATACACGATGGGCAGCCCCGGATCGGAAACCGGGCGAGATGCCGACGAAACAGAAGTATCAACCGCAGTCGACGAATTTGCAATCGGCACGACTGAAGTCAGGCAGTCTGATTACCTGACTGTTCGGGGATTGAGTCCGAGTCATTTCAGTGGCGGAAGTCGACCCGTCGAAAAGGTTTCCTATTCCGACGCTCTGGCATTTTGCGCGGCGTTGTCCGCACTGCCGGCCGAAATTGCAATGGGCAGATCCTACCGGCTGCCGACCGAGGCTGAATGGGAGTTTGCTTGCCGAGCGGGAACCACGACAGCCTACAACTTCGGGGCCAATGCTGCGGATCTTCCAGACAACGGATGGTTTACAACGAACAGCGGGGCTGAAACGCATGACGTGGGCGGCAAGCCAG